CTTTCGTACAACTTCAGCGCAGGCACATTGCCGTTTAGCACATCCAACCGGATTGCGCGTTGATGGCGCTCCCCCGCGATTCGGATGACTTCTTTTACCATATGCTTTGCAACCCCTTTCCCCTGAAAAGCCGGGAGGACCCCAAGGGCATGAACGATCAATACCTGACGGTTTAATCATATTATATAACGGCTTAGATTAAATCAAAATCGGCCACTGAATCGCTAGATAAATAGATTTTTTTGACTGTTTTACGCCAAAAAGATTGCTTACCGTCCCGTGGCAAGTCATCATACAACTGTCTCCAGTCGCCCCAAAATCGGGATTTTAATGCCTCAATGTCAATATCCGGGATATCTTCCGGGATTGCTGCCAGCTCATCATTAAGCGCCCTAAATTGCTTTTTGTAATCCTGGAGGGAGATTAAATCAGATATATAGAGCTCCGACAGCTTGGACAATTTTCTTTGGATCGCGTCTCTCTGGGACTTGTGTGATACAGCTCTCTGCTCATTGCGGCTAATAATTGATGTCTGTACTTTTGCTTCTATGCGGTCCAGCATGTACTCCTCAATTTTTTCCTCATTATAACTTTTATTATTTGGGCATCCGGTCATTTTCCTGTGCGAACTGCACCCGTAGTAATGAGTTTCTTTATACACTCGGGATGCCGAAAATCCTCCCAAGCGATTACCGCACTCGGGACAGATTAAAAGCCCGGAAAAGAGGTACACCCGGTTTTGTGTCGTCTTACGGACAATGCGTCCACGGAGAGAGTCCGCTTTTTTATATTCATCTTGGGATATGATGGCGGGTATTGATATTCCGGCGAATTGCCCCATGTACGCGGGATTTGAAAACATATACCGCGCCGAAAAGTAAGTCAACTCAAGCTGTGGATATGCTTTAATTACTTTTGAGATCGATCCTGTTTCCAGGTACATATCAAACGCAGCGCGGACCATAGGCCCGGTGACCGGGTCAATGACCACTGACTTCCCATCCAATTTGTACCCCCTTGGGACCTTCCCCGTTATGGGCTCATTTCTCTCTTTTTTACCCTCAAAAACAAATTTAATCCGTTCGCTGGTTCTGTCCGCCTCGTCCTGGGCGACACTGAGCATAATATTTACCTTAAACCGACCGGAGGCCGTGACTGTTTCGTAGTCCTCTTGTGTGGCTCTCCAGGTAACGTTATGGGCATCAAGGACGCGCTGAACCTCATAATAATCTGAAATATTACGGAACCACCGGTCCAGTTTTATGAACAATACCATATCAATTTTATCGGACTCAATATCCGCCAATAAGCGCATAAATTCTGGACGTTTTGTATATCTTTTACGAGCACTCTTCCCCGCGTCTAAATAGCAATCTACAACTTTCATGCCGTGCGCTTTCGCGTAATCTCTTAGATTGGATTCTTGCTCGTCCATAGACAGACCATGCTTTGCTTGCTCCTCGGTGCTTACGCGGATATATAAAGCTGCGCGAGTCATAACTCCTGCCCCTTTCCCCCTGACAGCGAACAATATAGCTTTCCCACCCTCTGCTTAACATCGAGTGCTAGGCTGGGCTTCCCCTTGCATTTCCCGCCACAATATGCTATCCTCAATTCGGCGCTACCTGCAACGGTAGGCGGTTGGCCCCTCCATCCCGGAGGGGACTTCTTGCCCCCTCCGAAAGAGGGGGTGATGCTTATGCTTACATGTTCAGAGCTGTTTCAGTTCTGCCTTGTGATCATCGGCATTATTGTCCTGTTCTTTCAGGCAAAAAAAGAAGTAACCGCCCCAGTTCCCCAACTGCGCGGTTACTTCTTGTAGCTCAAGCATAAGGGGCTGACCGTCTGCCGGTAGCGCCGCCTTATACTTTTTTGGGAAGTAACCGCCCCGGCTCCCAACCTGGCAGTTACTTCTTGTAACACAGCGAGGGGCTAACCGTCTGCCGGTAGCGCCTCTTTTCTGTTTCCAGTATAACCGCCTTGTGTGAGATTTTCAAGTGGGGTAAGACTTGTCCTGATGGGCTAATACCTCGCCCTGCACCAAAGATGCTATATAATACCACACTAAAAGTCCAATAAACGTCTCTTTTGTTTTCGCCAGACAAATTCTACAGGCTTAACAAAATAGATAGAATTTAATTGGGAGGTGTGGCTATTGCTTTAATGGAACTAATGTTCTATAATTTATCCACACGACGCATGTGGTTCAAAATTATCGTCTAATAAGACCGATGGCTGGATTCAAAAAGTCAATAATTATTGCATAGCAAAGTAGCACTGCGCACAAGACAAACAAAGCAGTAATGACCCTGTTTCTATGTATGATCCCTTTCCGCAGAAGAGAATATTTTTCCTGTTCATACTTCAAGCGAAGCTCTAGGTTATCCTCATCCCTATCCGATTCTTTTTTGGACTTGATCCCGAAGTAACTGTCAAGCGATACACCGAGAGCCGCGCAGATCGGACCAACTGTATAGACAGACGGGGCCTTGGATGATTCTGAAAAATAGTTGTTAACAGTAGACGCAGATAAATTTGCTCTATCTGCTATGTTTTGGTTTGTTAAGTTTAAAGAGTCTTTTTTCTCCTTACATAAATCTTTAATTAATACCTCCATTTGGGGCCTCCAATAAGCAGATTCTAAGGTTTGGTTTTAAAATTACAAGGTTTGGATAGCCGCATTACAAACTTTGGTGTTGAAATAACAAGGCTTGATTATAGACGCAGCACCTTTCAATCTGCTAAGATAGACCCATAGCAGATCGGTCTGTAAAGTTGTGGGTCTGCTATAAGGCCCCGTCACCTGTCGCATAGGCGACGGGGCCATCTTTTATTTTATGCCAAAGATTTTCCCAATTTTGTTTCGCCTGCCGGATTTGGTTGTAGGTATTCCTGTGGCCTTTGCGATTTTACGTTTTGCCGCTGTAATGCCTGTTGCACGTTTCCAGCTAAAAGATAGGCCGGGGATTTTCAAGCTGCTTTTCTTCTTTGCCATATCTCACCTCAATGGACGCATTTTTCGCAGGGGGTCAATCCCATTCCAATGGCAGTAGAATATGGGACTTCCCAATAAGTTCCACCATTACAACTTGAATCGTTGTGAAATTTTGAACCTGTGCGAGTGATATATGTGGGCTTTGATGATTCTGGATGCGTGAGGACAACGGTGCTGTTGGCCTCTTCCCATGCTACTTCAAGGCCAAGAGACTCCGCCAGAGCGCGGGCGGGGATATAGTTGGTGCCGCCGAACATGAACGGCTCCACGGCATTCCCCTTTGCATCTCGCAGATCAAGAACTTCTCCGTCCAGAGAAACCTTGATATCCCGGTATTCGATTTCCTTTTGAACTTTGCCATTGGTAGCCCCAGCGCTGCCTACCATCGCCAGAACAAGCAGTGTTGTCAAAACACCGGCAATGAAACCTTTTTTCATTTTCCAATCCCCCAAATATAAAATAGGGCATTCCGCCCGGAAAAACAATTAAAGGAGGGCGCAACATGACGCCGAATCGCAAAAGGCTTCCGAATTTTGAAAAGCTTACTCTGGTGCTAAACAAGCAAAATTTGCCTCGCCGTACCTTGCGACTTTTGGTGTCAGTCTGCAAACCACCGATCAATAGCATCCAGAATCGCAAGCAAGAATCGGAGGTCTGCATCACTTAGGTCCTTTCCCTCTGGAACAATCCCGGCAGAAACAAAGGCCGATACAACTTCATCAACAGTCAATTCCCCCTCTTCATCTTCGGGTGAAGCTGGGGGATTTTCTTTTTGATCCTTATAGAGGTCCTCTAAGGTGTATCCCAAAAAATGGACTACTTTTTGCATAGTAGGAAGCCTAGGGTCTTTTGTTTCTCCCGAAAATATTTTCTCCAATGTTGGTCTTGGAACCCCTGCCCCCGCAGCTATTTGTATAGTGGTCATTCCGCTTTTTTGCTTCATTCCCTTTAACACATCAAGCCACATGTTATTCACCGCCTTTATGGGACAATCATAACACACCAGCTATTAGAGGTCAAGAATTAATTCTCCGTATTCGGTTAATTTTATTCTTGACATTCCCCGTAATTGGTGGTAGTATTTGATTATAAACTACCGAATACGGGGAAAGGAATGAGAGAATGCTTTGCAATTTAAGAGCGGAAATGGCACGAAGAGGACTTTCTGTATCTGACATTAGCCGAGTAATTGGGAAAACAGATAGAAGTGCGCGCGATAAGATTTCAGGCCGTTATACATTTAGCATTGACGAGGCTAAGAAAGTGCGCGACACCTTTTTCCCAGGTATGGATTTAGACTTTCTTTTTTCTCAGAGTCATCCAAATAACTAATAATTAATTATGAAAATGCCCCGCCGGGTGGTAGGAACACCCAGCGAGGCAGCAAACCTAATTGAAGACGCCAATCAGGCTTGCAGGAAGATTATACCACATCCTCCTTCAAGCCGCAAGTAAAAGGAGGATTTTTACTCGTGAACGAAAATGACAAGGTTTCTGAGTTAGTCCGGCAGAATCACAATTCCCGTAAACTTACCAGCGAGGCCGTAGAGGCTCTGACTGGGAAACCGCTAGAATGGTTTATTGGAGCGATAGGGAACAGAAATGAGGCGAAAGAGGATGGAAACGAGCTCAACCCAGACACACGCGATAACAAAAAACAGTAAGGAGGGCGCACACATGGAGCCCGAGAAAAAAGTAGAGAAAAAAATCCTCAAAGAAGAGCACTTGGATTACCTAATCGAATTGTGGCTGAAATACCACAATGAAACCGCTGTAGAAATCAAAAAAATCTATGTTGCATAAGAAAGCCACGCTTGTCTGGCACCAAGCGTGGCACGGAAGAGGTACACGAAATGGATCGCATACCATCACACAGTAGGAATTATACCACAAGGCGGTGGGTGCCGTCAAGCGCAGTGCGAGACCTCGTCCTTACCGGTATTGCCACTGGGATTTGTCTTGCGGCCTGCTGCGGAGTCCACGCGCTGGACGCTGGACCATCCATCGCCCACACGCTGGACAAGCATCCCGGCGGGCCTGTGCTGGCGCGGGAGCTATTAGAGGCAGAGTTTATCAATCCCACTCCATTATCGGACGAGCTGTACATAGTCCTGCTGGATGCCTGCGAGGAGAGCGGCGTAGAGGTGCCGCTTGCGCTTGGCGTGATCGAGGTGGAGAGTGGTTTTGATGTGGACGCGATCGGTCCGGACGGCAAAGATATCGGGCTCTATCAGATCAGGACCAGCAACCACGCATGGCTGACATCGGAGACCGGAGCGGACCCTATGACGCCTGCAGGCAACATTGAGTGCGGCGTGTGGATGCTAGGGTATCTGCTGGGCCGCTATGAGACCCAGGACGCGGCCCTTACGGCTTATCGGTGGGGCCATGACAATGGGGAAAGGACATATGCAGCCGCCGTCTTTGAGGCGGCTGAGGAATGGAGGAGCGCATAATGACCGGGGATTTTAGGATAACTTTGGCCTATCTAAAAGAGCTTGGGGCGTGTCGAGACGGGCAACGTGAGTTTCGCAAGGCGTTTCCTGACGGCGCAGGATACCAGGAGACGCTTGACAAGTGCGCTGATGCGGGGCGTGTTGATTTTGGCAAATGGCTATTGGATAAGCTGGGCCCTACAGACGATGTGCGCATCTACCAAGAGCCGATTGAGGACCGCAATAAAGTTATTATTTTTGCAGGCAGAATCGAGTTTGAGGCAGATATTAATGTAAAACATATTTTTGCTGGTTGTGGCATCGAGGCTGGCTGGGGCATCAAGGCTGGCTGTGGCATCAAGGCTGGCTGTGGCATCGAGGCTGGCTGTGGCATCGAGGCTGGCTTGGGCATCGAGGCTGGCTTGGGCATCAAGGCTGGCTGTGGCATCAAGGCTGGCTGTGACATCGAGGCTGGCCGGGGCATCGAGGCTGGCTGGGGCATCGAGGCTGGCTGGGGCATCGAGGCTGGCTGGGGCATCGAGGCTGGCTATGACATCGAGGCTGGCTGGGGATACGGGATTTTCGCCGGGATTCGCGTCAAAATCGAGCTATGGTCTAGCCTTGCGATTGTTGAGGCAAACACTAAGCCAACAAATCTTATTTCTGGGCATTGGGTGGAACCAAATGCCCAGAAAAATGGGGGATCATATGTCGAAACGAATTACACAACAAACCCGAAAAGAAGGGTATAATCGAGCGCTGTCCACGATCACGCCGCGCCAAGCTCTAATTATATCGGCACTCAGGACGGGACCGATGACTGCGGCTGAGGTGGCGGACAAGCTAGGGTTTGGAGACCTCAATGCGGTTAGGCCACGACTCAATGAGTTGGAAAAGATGGACATTGTACGTGTAATAGATAAGCGGATCAACCCGCACAGCGGCATAAACAATGCGGTGTATGAGCTTAAAAGGGAGGCCGAAGAATGCTGCATCCAATAATGGACGATCCGCAAGACCGCAGCGCAGAGGCTTATTGCCAACATTGTGGAGCAGAGCTTTGGGGCAGCGACGCGGAGCCAGATTGCGGAGGTAAAACCTTATGCCCGCAATGTCGGGAAGATTTAGCCGAAACGGAGCACCGGAAAGAGATGATCACAGCAGTTTTGGAGGCAGCAGACCAAGAAAACAAAAAGTATTTGTCTGATGATGTGTGCAACATCATCTGGAACAGGCTGGTTTCTAAATTTGGAATATAGGAGGCCAAATTGAATATTTACGAAAAAATTGCCTCCATTATGGGGGATATCCAGTACCTTGCAAAGGACGATAGGGTAGAGTTTAACAAAACCAGTTATCGTGCCCTGTCAGAAGAAAAAGTCACCTCTATCATGCGGGCGGAGCTGTTAAAGCACAAATTGATTGTGTACCCAGTGGCCCAGGCCACGAATCGTGCAGGCACGATTACCCACGTGGATGTGACATATCGGATGGTCAATGTGGAAGACCCCAAGGAATACATAGAGATCGCATCTTGCGGAGACGGCGCGGACACGCAGGATAAGGGGAGCGGCAAGGCGATGACGTATGCATTTAAGTACATGTGGCTCAGGACATTTGCTTTGCCGACCGGAGAGGACCCTGACAAGATTTCCAGCGCGGAATTAGATGCGAAACAGGCAAATATACAGCCTCCAGGGCCTCCTTGCGCGGACTGTGGGAAAGAGATTATGCCATACAACGATGGTAAGAGAGCCATCACCGCCGCAGAAATGGCAGCTCGATCCACGGAGATGTTTGGGCGAGCGCTATGTGCTAAGTGCTCCAAGGCGGAGGGCCGAAGAAGGGCGGATGCTGGCGCATGATACTGACCTGTGACAAGGCCCGTTGGTATGAGGACAGTGAGGGGTTTTGGGCGGCGTTCCGCACACGGGACCGGGCATCAGCCGCCAAGATTGCTGAGCAGATGGACGGCGCTTGGGTGGTGGAGGCCAGGAAACAGCCCCGTAGGCGAAGCCTGGACGCTAACGCCTACCTGTGGGTACTGCTGGACAAACTTGCGGCGGCACTGGGACAGACCAAGGAGGAGATGTACCGGGGCTTTATCCGGGAGATTGGTGTCTTCCGGGATTTCCACCTTGCGCCGGAAGAGGCGGCAACCTTTGAGGTGGCATGGTCCCGGCTGGGAACCGGGTGGGTCACGGAGCATGTGGACTACACCCGCGATGGGGAGCAGGTGGTGATCCGGGCCTATTACGGCAGCAGTCAATACAACACCAAGCAGATGACCCGCCTTATCCGCAGCGTGGTAGAGGAGTGCAAAGCACAAGGGATAGAGACTATGACACCGGAGGAGCTGGCCGGTCTGATGGACCGCTGGCAGGCTGTTTGATGGATAGCATTTTACAGGGCGATACGCGAGAGTGCTACCTCACAGGGGCAACAGATGGGCTCCATAGACATCATATTTATTTCGGCACTCCTAACCGCAAAATCAGCGAGGCAAACGGGTTCTGGGTATGGCTCCGCTGGGACTGGCACAATGGTGCCGAGTATGGAGTGCATTTTAACAGAGACCTGGACTTAAAGCTTAAACGGGAGTGCCAAGAGAAATACGAGGAGACCCACAGCCGGGAGGAGTTCCGGAAGCTGATCGGGAAAAGTTACTTGTAGGAAGACGAAGCATGCTCAACAAAATTTTTATCATGGGGCGCTTAACCCGTGATAGGCTGGCTTATAGAGAGGCGGGG